AGGATGTGCCGGGCGCGCGGAGGCTTGCCAAAGATGCAGAGGACATCCAAAAAGAGCTTGACGAGCTCGCATTTGAATTACAGGAGGCAGAAAGAAAATTATGGCTTACAGGTATTACAGCACCCTCCGCCCGCTGATGGTGGGCGGCATCCCGTTCCCGAAACAGCCCGGAGAGAGCATTACCACAATCGTCAACTTCGAGGAGGGGCGGACGTATTGCAAGGACATTGACCGGCCTGCGTGGGGCTACATCGAGTACACCGCACCGCTCGACCCGCAGCAGGTCTCGGACTACGAGCTGGTGCTGGCACCGGAGGAGGACGGCCATGAGTGACGTGAAAATCAAGGAGCTGGACAAGAGCCTCATTCATCAGGCGAACAGCAACAGCATGAGCGGCCAGCGCGGCGACATTTCGGCCCACGAGTACGAGGTATACTGCCAGAAAGTTATGAGCTGGAACATCCCGGACAGCCGCAAGCAGAAAATCGTGGACCAGATTTATACCCGGTGGAGCGAGCAGCTCCGGCACGAGGCAGCCCATGTGAGCGTCGCCGTCGCAGGACCGGCGCGGTACAACGCGAAGAAGCTGGACCACAGCGACACCATTCTCCGCCTTTCCTCTGAGTTCGTGGAGTGGTTCAAGGGTCTGCAGGAGCAAGTCTGGCAGGGCCGCATCGAGGACAAGGACGCCAAGGAGATTGCCCGACTGGTCGATGACATCAAATTCTGCGTCGAGCGGCCGACGCTTAATCCTACCGCGAGCCTGTGCGAGCTCGCCAACAAGGACCCGGAGCTCTTCATGGAGTATTACGAGAAGCTCCATGAAAAGTACCGCTGGCGCAAGAACAGCGTCATCGCAAAGCTCTACGCGGCCGGGAAAGAGGGCAAACTCGCAAACCTGAACCGGCAGAAGTTTTTCGAGGACGAGAACCTCGTCGCCTACACGATGGGCGACCGGGCGTACATCAAGTTCGTTATGAAGCCTCGGCAGCAGCTTATTGTTGCCCTCAAGAGCCGGAAATGGTGGTGGAACAGTTACGAGGAGGCATGGAGTACATACCTCGACAAGCTGGACAAAGAGTGGGTGCAGAACATCAGCACCCGGCACGCCGATTACGTTTGAGGAGGACAGCATGAAGCGACTTATGATTATCGGCCTGTGGCCGGACGACGTTGTCAAATATTGCACCGAGAAATGCGACTGCCGCAGGTACGCATTCGACAGGATAATTTACCACAGGGGAGGACGAGCTGCCCGCGAGCGCATCTGCATCCCGGTAGTGGACAGGAGCGGAGCGGTAACGACGTACCTCGACCTGCCCGTAACGCTCCTTGAGGCGGGCGTCGTTTATCTCCGGCTCGACGACGGCAGCGACATTTTTTTGAGTGACACACAAATGGTGCTAATCGCCAATGAAGTCGAGAGGCGGCGCGCAGAGCTCGCAGGAACCGGCCTCAAGACGCTTGGAAAATGGTTTGAGAGCGGCCTGCCGACCGCAGAGGACTATCTCGAACCGGGCGACGAAGTAGACGCGGACCTGATTGGCTACTTTCTTGACGTCTTGCCGCCACGCACAAACCGCGCAGGCCTGTTGCAGGTGGGCGGAGAAATCAGCACCGCAAAGGACGGCAACGGACGCTGGCTGCCGACCTACCTGACATTCAAGAGGCATGGCGACACATGGCGGTACGCAGGACGGTGTTTTGAAGGCTATGCGGAGCCAGTTCAGAAGTACCAGTCCTCGCTCGAGAGGATGATGCTTACACGTTGTAAGCTACTGGGAGCTGTAGCGCAGGAGGTTGAGGCCTGATGGACTACAAGGACAAAATCCGCAAGCTCCTTGCCCCTGCAAAGAGCCCGGAGCCGGAGGAGGCGAAGCTCGCCCTGCTCAAGGCCCGCAAGCTCATGGCGGAGCACAAGCTCACCGAACGAGACCTCGACGAGCACGACACGACGGTCATCCAGCAGGAAATTGACGAGACGTTTTCCAAGAAAGCAAATTCGTGGATGGCTCCGCTGTCCTCTATCATTGGAGAAAACTACTGCTGTGCGGCATACCGGTGCAAGAGAGGAGCCAAAACGACCGTCTGGCGCGTTGGATTCATTGGGCTCAAGGATGATTTTGAAATCTGCGTAAAGATATTCCGGTATGCGGTCCGGTGCGTTAAATCGGAGCAGAAGAAGCTCCGCAAACAGCACCGGGACTATTACACACCGCAGGAGATTGCAAAAATCTGTGATTCCTACGGCTATGGGTTCGCCAGAGGCGTATACGAGGCGTTCACAAGACAGAATGAGGAAAATCAAGAATACGGCCTTGTGCTGAAAGTTCCGAAAGAGGCCAAAGACGAGCTCGAAAAGATGGGACCGCCGAAAGAGTTCAAAAAGACGCCCCAGCCAAAGACGGTTGGAGAACTCGACGCAGTATGGCGCGGCGTCGAGGATGGCAGGAAGTTCGACCCATCAAACAAGCTGAAAGAAAAGAAGCAGGAGGCATAACCAACATGGCAAGTACGAAGTTTGAGGTCTCAATGGAAATTTTCAAGTTCCAGGGAGAACCGGATGTCAGCGTCACGCTGACCGGTAAGAGCCCCACAGAGCTCGACACCGCGCTCAAAACGCTCGAGACCATCGCCAAGACCACGACACTGTACGACAGCGACAGCGCGCCGGAGGCGGAAAAGAGTGTCACCAGCGAGCCGAAGCAGGCAGCCCCGGTAGTTTCCACGGCGGACAAGAAAGCCCCCCCCAAGAAGCCGGTAAGCTGGCTTACGCCCGTCGGCGCAAAGGGGCTCATGCTCCTGCGCTGCCCGAAATGCAAGAGCGAGTTTGTACAGTTCTTGCGCGAACCGCAAACGACGAACGAGTGCCGGAAGTGCGGCGCAAAAATCCCGCTGGATGCGCTGGCGCGGTTCGAGTTCACCTGCCCGGACTGCAAGAAAGTGAGCTACGGTCGGACGAACGTCGAGGACACCGAAATCGTAAACGAGAAGTTCTCCTGCGTTTGCGGACGGAGCATCCCGAAGCTCACGTGGAACCCGGCCGAGCGTTGCTATACGACGTAAGGAGGGCTGGATGATGAAAGCACTGACCCACAACATCCAGCAGGAGCGCGAGGACCAGCGCGACCGCTCCGCCCAGCTCTTTATGTGGTGCATCGTCGTCTCCATGCACCAAGACGACGGCATTGGCGCATCCCGCCTCCTGCGGGCGTGTAACGAGATGGATGCTTTTGAGAAAAAATACCAGACGGCCATCCTCTACGGCAGCAGCAAGAACGCAACGGATGCCATGCGGGAAAACCTCAAAGGTATCTGCGATTTTGAGGTTCGGCTGCCGGTTGACCGAGCTCCGAGAGGACGCCGGAGGAGTTCGACATGACCCTGTGCGAGCATCTGTTCGACGGCCCGGAGACCATCGAGGGTCTGCTTGCAGAGCACTACACCCTCTCGTGGGCTCTCGCCTCGCTGCGCGACAAGCTCAAGCATTACGAGGATGCAGGCATCCCGGAGATTATGCCGGGCAGCTTGCAGACTATCGACCGCGCTATCGAAACCTACGGCAAGGACGCCCAGCTCACCAAAGCTGTGGAGGAGATGTCGGAACTCACCAAAGCCCTCTGCAAGTACAAAGAGTGCCAGCGCAAGTACGACAACCCGCTCAATCGGAAGCCGCAGGAAGTGTACTCGAACATAGAGGAGGAAATTGCCGACGTTTTCATTATGCTGGTACAGTTGCTCGCATTTTTCAGAGGGCGCGAGAGTGTCAGCATTACGAAAATCGTATGGGACAAGCTCGACCGGCTCAAGGATAATCTGGACAAAGAAGCAGCAAAGCAGGAGGGGCGCAAAGATGATACACCAGAATGTTGATTTATACATCTGCGAACATTGCCGCCTCGAGTTTTACGACGAGGAGGAGTGCTTGGAGCACGAAAAAACCCACTCGCCTCATTTCGATGGCTCGACGAACGAGGACATCGCTAAAGAGCTGGACGCGCTCGGTGCTAACGCGTGCAGCTTTCGGGTTGGAGATTGTGTTATGGGGATGACGGTCCACTCATTCAAAAA